GGTTTCAATTGTTTGATTTCTAGGCGATAACTTAGGTAAAAACGTTGATAACGGCTTAAATTTTGGTTGGTACTTAGGAGGAACTACCTGCATTACCGTAGCCTCTTTAGCTGGCTGTCCAACAGGGAAGTATACATTACCTATAAGCCGAAGTTTCTGGTAATTAACTAAGTCCTTCAATGCTGTTCTTAGTTCGTAATCTCGTTCGTACTGAAACATACCGAAATTCATTAACAGAGCATCAGCAGTCATCCCGCCATGTTTATGGAACACTTCTAGGATTTTCTCTCTACGAGTCATTGTTTTTCTCCTGTATTTTGTGGCATTCGTTTGACCGTTGCGTCAATGCAAGTCCCTTCCAGTACCGTAATTTCTGTTTTAGCTTCACCAGCCATATCACGCATCTTTTGTTTCTGCTGACGTACAGCATCCGTACACTCAGCCTCTACAATGAAATATTTGCTTTGCTGCATGAACTCACAGTTAGCGTTAATACAAATCCACAGCACTGGAATAAAAATTGTCATAACTTATGTCCCCTAATTAGCCTACATTTCTCACGATCCTGCTGACTAAAGTCTGGGCTAATCTCAGCAAAAGCACAATGAGACTGCTTAAATCCACGTTCATGAGCCTTCAGACTCCAGTAGATAGCAAATGCGCCACAAGTAAATACAAATGTCAAAATTGCAATTTCAGCAACTTTCATAGTTTCCTCCAATTTTCCGAAAACTCATGGCCTAAAACAGGTATCGAGTTTGCGGAAATAGTGCTGCTTTGACGCAATTCTGTCAATAGAATTTCCAAATAGGAATATTGCATACGATTAGAATTATTCATTGACACAATTATTGCATTGGTGCATTATCTCTCTACCGCAACTGCGGATTACTAGGAGCCTAATATGAACAAATATGAATTGCAGTATTACTACCTTAACGAAATACAAACAGGCCACCCTGATGATTTCCTGTGTGACTTAGACGCTGAAGTCATACACGAAGAATTCAGCAATATTTTATTTGTCTGGTCTAAGTACAGACTTAACCCAGAGAAGCTGCGTCAGGCTATGAGCAACGAGATTGCAGCAATGATCTGTCGTGCTACTAAATCAGCACCAGACGTTGTACTGACCCAAGAAGACCACAGAGATTATGCTGAAGAACTGCGAGGCAAATAATGGAAAACACAATCATTTCTGATGTACGCACACAAGCCTATAAAGACGGTATTGCAGAAGGCTTTGAGATAGCTCGTCAGATGCTTTGCAAGTCGTTAGGCGAAGATCTAGATAGCTTTGGTAAGGCTTGCGCTCATGTTGATAAATTGATCTGGGAGAAAGAACGTTATGAAAAAGCTACTATCGACGAATGACTGGTTTGCTAGACATCCTATCTGCACTGGTGCAATAATATTTATTCTATATATTTTGGCTAATTCTTTATGAGTAAATCCATCCTAGATCCATCGTTTAAATATGTTTCAGCTTCTAATACAAACATCAGCAAGACGTTTGCAAAGATTCGTAAGGAAATGCAAGCTAAGACTAAGCCGTTACCGCCTGTTCAGGAAAAGCAACCATTCAATATTATGCAGTATAAAAAATTCAAGGGATAAATAATGCTATAATAGGTTGTCATCAACCTATGAGGCAATTATGCTGACTCAAGCAGACCTAATTGAATTGATTGAATATGACAAAAATACTGGAATATTTTGCTGGAAAAAGAAAAGGAGGGGAATAAAAATAGGGGTTCCTCTTGGGTGCGACAATGGGTTTGGTTATTTAAGGATAACTGTTCTTGGACAATCTCATTATGCACATAGATTAGCTTGGTTATACGTTTATGGAGAATGGCCTAAATACGAAATAGACCATATCAATGGAATAAAAAACGATAACAGAATAGAAAATTTAAGAGACATAACCCAAATATCTAATGCTCAAAATAAAATTTTTCCAAAAGCAAATAGCAAATCTCAAATTCTTGGCGTTAGTTTTCATAAAAAAGCTAAGAAATGGCAAGCGCATATTTGCATATATAAGCAAAGGAAATATTTAGGGCTTTTTGAGAATATAGAAGCAGCTCATAAAGCATACTTAAATGAAAAATCTAGGATTGAATATGAAAATTCATAAAAAATTGATGCAAGCAAGAATTGAGTTACAAAAAAAAGAACTCAATAAATCTGGTCATAATAAATTTGCAAATTATAAATATTTTGAATTGTCCGATTTCTTAAATGAAATACAACAAATATTTAATAATTTAAATTTGTGTAGCGTAGTTTCATTTTCAAAAGAATACGCAACATTAACTATATTTGATTGTGACTCTGACGAAAGCATAGTTTTTACGTCTCCAATGGCAGATGCAAACTTAAAAGGTACGCATCCGATCCAGAATCTAGGTGCTGTAGAAACCTACTCCAGACGCTACCTGTACGTTACTGCGCTTGAGATTGTCGAGCATGATGCGCTAGACGCTACAACAGGCCAAGAGACTCCTAAGTCTGCAAAGCCCATTAGCAAGGACGTATTTGATAGCATGGCTATAGAGGATCAGGAGGCTATCCGTAGTATCGGAGTCCATGTTATCTCTATGCTGGCTATGGACGATGTGGAAGGTGCTGTACAGTATATTGAACAGTGTGAGTTAGATGCAGACTCCAAAACCGCCCTATGGAGTTTGTTGGATAGTAAACAACGGGCAGCAATTAAGAAATTCACTACAAGGTAGAAAAATATGAGCTTTGATAATACAAATAGGGGCATATTGTCCAAAAATTTGAACAAAACGGCAGACAATCATCCAGAATATTCTGGCTCTCTGAACGTAGATGGCACTGATTACTGGCTATCTGCATGGATTAAAGAGTCCAGTAAAGACGGTAAGAAGTTCTTTAGTTTGTCGGTAAAGCCTAAGGATTCGGTTAAGCAGAAGCCCAAAGCAAAAGACGATCTACCTATAGACGATGTGCCTTTTTAGTTTATGGCCTGAAAGCGGATCTGCTTATTTGATTAACATGGGGTTCATCAACGCAGTGAAGTAAGTAAGGCCACCTTTATGGGGAAAGCGGATGCTGCCGTGCGACTTGCTGCGACTACGCGGTGGGTACTGCAGACAGACGCAGCGAGTACCCACCTAATACGCCAAGCCGGTAGTGGCGCGTAACACCGGCAGCAGGGGCTAGAACCTCCTTCGAGATACTCCAAGTCTAGTGACCCTGCACAATTTATAAGGTAAATGCCGTATACAGGCTTATAAATTTGTATAACCAAGACGCATGAGGATTGGGCGAGAGCGATACGAAGCTACCCGGGTGGATGATCGTAGACAGTCCTCAGTCGTGTTGGTGTTGTTTGGTATTAACTTAGCCATCGGACTATAGACCCCGAGAGAAGCAGCACCAACAGCCAAGACGCATGATCATTGCTGGACGCGAAAGCGCAAAGCGGACTCACCCAGAACCGGGAAGCCATAGGATTCTAGACACCCTATGGTAGGAAGAAGGGGACAAAGCAGTGGTCAGTCGTGTTGGTGGCAGTGAACAATCGGCAGTGGCATATCGCACACGGATATAGGGAATAGCTGTCACCAACAACTTTACATAGGAGACTTATGAAACTGTTAGACGAACTACAAAGCCGCTTTGAGATTCCTAACGACAGGCAACTGGCTGCAAAACTTGATGTCTCAACTCCAGTCATTAGCCGTATTCGTAACGGTAAATGTGCTGTGTCAGCCGATATTATGATCCGTATCCATGAAGTTCTAGGTCTGCCAATTGCTGAGATCAAGGAGCTTTGCCAGTGAGCTGGAATATCGTAGAACTGGACGTAATCCGATGGGCTGAAGCTAGAGGAATTGTCGCTAATTCAGACTCTAAGACGCAGTTACTCAAAGCAGTATCTGAAATGGGAGAGCTAGCAGATGCCATTATTAAACGGGATCGACCTGCTATTATTGATGGGATTGGCGATGTGCTTGTGTGCCTTATTGTGGTGGGGGCTTTAGAGGATATAAACCTGACCCATTGCTTACAATCAGCCTATAACGAGATTAAAGATCGTAAAGGCTACCTCAATAAGAATGGAGTATTCGTCAAAGATGGATCAAGTTAATCATCCAGCACACTATACCGATGGTGGCATTGAAACCATTGATTTCATTGAAGCCAAGAACCTAGACTTTCATCTAGGAAATGCCGTTAAATACATATCTAGGGCAGGTAAGAAAGAAGATAAGCTTAAAGACCTACTAAAAGCCCAGTGGTACATTAACCGGGCTATTAGCAGGATTACACCTTGATTAGCTCACCTCTGAAGACTACATGGTCATCGTCCCAAACCTGACATAGCTCTGGAGGCAACAATCTACCATCAACAAAGGTTAGGACTGCAAAGCCTGACCTATGGTTCTTAGGGTTGTCTTCAGAATATTCAAATTGATCCCCATTAACGTCAGCTAATGAGCCTGTATCTACCCCAAATCGGTCGCCTTTATAATCACTCCACGGGGTTACTTTTAAACTATGAAGGTGGCCTGTGACTATGCTAATACCAGCCTTCATCGTATTATTGTAAACAGCATGGATGCCATTATGATAACGATGCTTAATCATCGTATTATCGTTGACCATAATGCTGGTGGAGAACTTCCATCTAGGGAAATGGTCAGTCAGATTCATGCCTTCTACGCCTCGCCACGTATCCCCTACCTGAGCCGCTAAACGGGCGTTAAAGCGCATATCGTGATTGCCCCATGTCCAGTGTAGGGCAGAGCCTCTAGCGGCCTTCTCGACCTCTTTTAGACGATCCTGA